GGAGGATCGGGAGCAGACACATATCTCTATTTCGATCAAGCTTTAGGAGCTAAAGAAACATTTGAACATACAAGTAAATTTGTAATGGAAGCAGCCGATCATTTATCTATCATTACTGGTAGTTCATCAGATATTGATGTTTGTGTTAGCTACTTAGAACAAACATTATAAGCAAAGGAATATAAACTATGAGTGGAATAGTAGGTAAAAATCTTGGGAGAGGTTCTGGTATTATTACAGCAACTCCAGTTGGAGCAGATACTGTTTCTGGAGCTAGTATAGTTGACGATGCTATTGACTCGGAACATTACGCAGATGTGAGTATTGATGCAGCCCACATAGCTTCCAATGCAGTCACAACTGCTAAGATAAATGCCGATGCTGTTACAGGTGCGAAAATTGCGGATGATGCGTTGGGTGCTGAGCATTATGCAGCAGGATCTGTAGACGCTACGGCTTTGGGAGCCGATTGCGTGACTGCTGCAAAAATAGGGGACAATGTTCTGAATAGTGAACATTATGCAGCAGGGTCTATTGACCTTGAGCATATGAGTAGTGAAAGTGTCGATGAAGATAATCTTCATATTTCTAATTCTGGAAGTAACGGACAGTTCTTATCTAAACAATCAGGTGATGCTGGTGGATTGACTTGGGCTACTGTAACAACAGAAGTGGCAAGTTCTGGTAAATTTGGCGCAAATGGAGACAGGGGTGTATTTGCAGGGGGGCATAACGGTTCTACTGGAGTGAATACAATCGACTACATAACAATACCCGCTCCTGGTAATGCAGTTGATTTTGGAAATTTAAACTGGTCTGACCAAGGTGGTATGGCTGGTGTTTCAAACGGCAGTAGGGGTTGTTTTGCGGGCGGGTATCAGGTTAGTGTTGGTTATATCAATTTTATTGATTACATAACCATAGCAATTCCTGGTGCTGCAAATGCTACTGACTTCGGTGATTTAACAGCAGCTATGGGAAGTTCTACTGGGTGTTCAAATGGATCAAGAGGTGTTTTTGGCAGCGGTTTTCGTAGTGGTGTAGATTGGAACACCCTTGACTACATAACGATTGCAACCGCAGGAAATGCGAGCGACTTCGGAGATTTAACAACAAACAGAGGTGATGGTTCTGCGTTGGCAAATAATGTTCGAGGTGTATTTGCAGGTGGTGAAACTGGTAACGGAGGAGCAGTGCGTGTTGATACCATCGATTACATAACAATCGCAACCACAGGAAATGCCACCGATTTTGGAGATTGTGCTGGTAATAGGCAAGGTCTGACTGCGGTTTCAAGTGACGTTAGAGGAGTGTGGGCTGGTGGTGCAGGAGGAGGAGATGAAATTAAATATGTAACGATAATGACCACAGGAGATGTTTCTGACTTCGGAGATCTGACTGGGTCTGGTAGGAATGGCATGGGTAGCGTTTCAAGTGGTACTAGGGGTGTATTTGGATGTAACAGTGCCGCTAATATTCTTGACTACATAACTATCGCAACTACAGGTGATGCGACAGACTTCGGTGACTCATCGGAAGCTAGGGGTAATGCCGCTTGCTCAGGAGACTAGATGGAACTTATTCTAAGTAATAACAATGGTGGATTAACAAAAAAAGTCTCTGAGTCGATACAAAAAATTTCAGAAAAAACTAGAGCGTTTGACCGATCGAATAGTCAAACAACATTGGCAATGACTACACTTACTATGTTGAGTGGTCAATCACCGATGAGAATTTTACGACAAATAACAGCTGAGGTAAATAAAAGAACAGGTGCACTTTATTCAGCTCAATATACTATTGCTAAGAAAAAAGATGAACTTAAAGAACTTGAATTAGAAAATGCAGATAATGATGTTAAGAAAGCAGAGATTATTAAACTCAAACATGAAATTGCTTCTACTGAGTTTGCAGCGCAAGGTTCTTTGAAAGACATTGCGGCTCTTTCTGATTCTTATGAACGAGTTATGGCTAAGAACAATATTGATGATTGGGATGAGGCAACATTTGAACAAGAAGAAAAACGTCATCATGTTCGTAGAGGGTTTGAAATGCTCTATAGAAACCTTATTGAATATGGCAGAGGCAAAGAGGCGACATTGGAATATTTACAACAATATGGTGTACACGTTCAAGTTGCGATCATGGAAGTTTCTGGCTATGTAGCAACTGTTAACGAAATGATAAATAAAAAAGAACATCCTAACGCAGGACACTTAGAAGACTTCTTGGATACAATGAGAGATAAATATGAAGGACACGCGGATATAAGTTCTAAACGAGTCTTTGGTACGGATAACATAATTAATAAGGATTATATGTTGAGATTAGGAGAAAAGAATGAAGATAGTTGAATACAAATTACATTCATCACCAGCGGGAATGAGTTGTCCAGGTTTTATAAAAGAGGGTGGGTATTGGCGTAATCCAGACGATCATACGCTAGTTGGTACAATTCCTTCTAATTCTGAATATTACGTTCCTGACACTATCGTTGAATTGACAGTAGAAGAATTAGAAAGACGACAGCTTGCTATTCATGCTAAACATCCAATGCGTTCTATAAAAACTCGAATAGAAGGTATTGATGATGGTTCCAATCGTCACGTTCATAAAGAGCATGATATGACTATAGCAGAAATTAAAACAGCAATCAGTAATTGGGTAACCGCAAGGAGTAATTAGATGAGAGAACAATTATTAACAGCTTTGAGATCCTATTATGTAGGACACATCGAAAAGCATAAGATGAACGTAGAAAATTTAATTAGGAACAATGTGGGTGTAGCCGAACACTCAGATTACATAGCAACCATTTCTAAAGAAGTAGAAGAAGTTGCAAAGTATGACGAGATGTTACAAATGCTTGACAAACATTTTAAGGAGTAACTTGTGCCTGAAAAAGACGTACTTGAAAAACTAAATGCTATGCACACAGATGTACTATTAATACATCAGGACTTATCAACAACTAAACATGAAGTCGAAGAACATGAGTTAATCCTTAGAGGAGAATCTAAGATGAATGGTTTAGTAGGTGATGTTCGTAACATACAAACAGCTCAAGCTACTTCTAATCGACTTTGGATTTTTATGGTTTCTATTACCGGAACTGTAATTGCATGGTTAGGGTTATCTAAATGAGAAAAACAAGAAATCAATTAGTAATAGACTTACTGACAAATAAAGATAATCTACATCGACTTATAATTATCGAATGGTTTGATCCTTATGACGATAATGACGAAGTAACTGTTGGGAATCTTAATGTAAAAAAAGCTTTATATGAATCTTGTGGTTTTTTGATGGGAGTTTCAAACGATCATGCGGTTATTGGTTATAATAAAGACATGATTGAAAAAGGTAAATACAAAGGATGTGGTTATATACCCATGTCTTTAATTACTAACGCACATTTAATGGATAGGAATTGCTAATGGAAAAGATTATTAAACCTATTATAAAACTTATTGATAGCTTTATGCCAGGATATAAGACGTATTTTATAATGCTTATGGGAGTTATGATGTGTATATGTCAAATGATGGGGTATCATGCGTTTACTCCTGAGACTTGGGCATTAGTAGGTATGACAGGTGGTATCACTTGGAAACTAGGTAAAGATCGAGTTAAACGAAAATAACATGGGTATCATAGGTTTACTAAAGGCTATCTTTCAGATAGCCCTATGGTATCTTAAAGGAAAACCAGAACGTGAACGTATTCAAAACAAGGAACAATTTGATAAAGCTATTGCAGATGGGGATGCTTCTCGTATTACCCTTCTTTTTAGTAAACTGCACGACAGAAAGAGCAGTCATAATTCCTAGTGATATGACGATAACCAAGATAGACGAGCACCACTATAAGGTATCAGATGCTTGGCTACATAAACAATATAATCTCTTAAGGAGCTGTGAGAATGGAGAATGACAAAAGTTCTGAAAAGGATTTAGGAGAACTACATGGTATCCTTGCTAAAACACTCAAAGCAAAAGTTATGTCGGGTGATGCTACACCAGCAGATCTTAATGTGGCCCGTCAGTTTCTTAGAGACAATCATATTGAGTGTAATGGTTCTAATAATCTGGATTTAAAAAGTTTAATAGAAGAACTTCCTTTTGATGAAATCCCAAAAAAGCCAGCTAGAGCTAATTAAATCTGATTTCAGGAACTTTCTGTATCTAGCATGGAAACATTTAGCTCTCCCTGAGCCCACCCCAATACAATATGACATAGCTGATTACCTCCAAGGTGGACCTAAGAGACTCATCATTCAAGCTTTTAGAGGTGTAGGTAAGTCTTGGATTACTTCAGCATTTGTCGTATGGAAACTTTTAGTAGACCCACAGTTGAAATTTCTAGTGGTGTCTGCATCTAAACAGAGGTCTGATGATTTCAGCACGTTTACAAAAAGAATCATTAACGAAATGCCAGTTTTACAACACTTACGAGCACGAGAAGATCAACGTAACTCCAATGTGGCCTTTGATGTTGCTCCTGCTCGTGCTTCCCATGCTCCTTCTGTCAAGTCTGTTGGTATTACTGGGCAGATTGTCGGTAGTCGGGCTCACATTATAATTGCAGATGATGTCGAGGTATTATCTAATGCTTTGACTCAAGTCATGCGCGATAAGCTAGGTGAAGTAGTAAAAGAGTTTGATGCTGTAGTTATGCCTAAAGTTGGACGTATTGTTTACTTAGGTACACCACAAGTAGAAGAATCTCTCTATAGCAGCTTACAGTCCAGAGGATACGAATGTCGTATATGGCCTGCTAGGATGCCCGATAGTCGACTAAAAGAATTCTATAGTACCAAACTGTCTCCTTTCATAAATGTCCTTGAAAAGACCGTAGGGGAGCCCACAGACCCCCTCAGATTCGATGATCTGGATTTAACTGAACGTGAGTCTTCCTATGGTAAATCTGGTTTTGCTCTCCAGTTTATGCTGGATACTTCAGGAGAGGACGATCAGCGTTATCCGCTTAAACTCAGGGATCTACTTGTAATTCCTCTAGATTTAGACCAAGGGCCTGGAAGGGTACTTTACGCTAAAGATGAGCTCTTGGATCTGCCTGCTGTGGGTTTAACCGGAGATTACTTCTATAAGCCTTTTGAAGTCTCAAAGGATTACTATGAGTATACCGGAGCAGCACTCCATCTAGATCCTAGTGGTAGAGGAGCTGATGAAACAGGTTATGTTGTCACTAAACTACTGAATGGTAAGATCTTTGTGTTAGCTGTTGGTGGACTTAAAGGTGGCTATGATCGCGGTACATTAACTCAATTAGCCAAAATAGCTCAACAGTACAAGGTTAATACCATAGAAATAGAAGCTAACTTTGGTGATGGTATGTATACCGAGTTGTTTAAACCTGTACTTAACCAGTATCACCAGTGTCATGTAGAAGAAATAAAACATTCTAAGCAAAAAGAAGCAAGAATTATAGATGTACTAGAACCTATAATGAACCAACATAGACTTGTTATAGATCTGGATGAAGCTAGAAATGACTATGAGAATTCTAAAGATGAACCTCGTAGACAATTATTCTATCAAATGACTCGACTTACACGAGATAAGGGGTCACTTCAGTATGACGATAGAATAGATGTCTTAGCTATGGGAGTAAATTATTGGGTAGAACAAATGGCTGCTGATGAAACATTAGCGTACCATGAGAGAAGAAATGAACAATTTGAAGACAACATCAAATCTTTTATGTCTACAGTAGATCAGTCATATGAAGATGAAAATGTTTGGGTCAAAGTCTAGTGACTTGGTTACTTATAGTAATTTATCTAAATCTTTCTGTAGTTCCTCCTCATATTGAACATGGAGAAATAGTAGGTAGTTTTCAAAGTGAACAAGCTTGTAATAAAAAACAAAAGGAATTTGTAGAACAAAGTAAAGAAAATAAGATACAAATGCCTGATAATTTTAACTTAGGATGTATACCATTTAAAAGGAGTATAATGTGACATGGCGATTCCAGCAGCACTTTTTGCAAGAGCAGCAGCACTAGGTATCGCAAGATATTTAGTTAAAAAGTGGGGACCAAAAAAAGCAGCAAGAAAAATAGCAAAACAAGAAAACAAAGTTAGAGATCTTAGTAGTAAAACTAGATCTGGTCAAAGTGGAACTCGAATTAAACTCATTAAAGGTCAAAGAAGGATGACTACTAAAAAGGGTGGCAAAGGTGGAGTACCTTCTGGATTGGGTATTACTAGGAAAAAGCCATGACATATCAAGAGCGTAGATGTCAATTAGGTATTCATAATTATATTAATTTTATGGATTCCCCAATAGATATTGAATATAAATTAGATGTACCTAACGAAGTTCTAATCTGTCAAATA